CGTAGGTGCGGGAGCGTGCGTTCTGCTCGGTGTGTATCTCGGATTTCAGTGCAGCGGGGTCCATTCCCACGTTCCCGGTGATGTTGATGGACTGATCGACGCTCGGCGGTGCCTGTGTCTGGCTGTTGGGCAAGAAGTCGCTTACCTGCGGGAGCACTGACGCGATGGTGTCGCCTGCTGACGAGATGCCTCCGCCGTCGCCGAAGTTCATGCCGCTGAGGCCGCCGTCTTCGCTGCCGAGTGGGCCTCCGGCGAGGCCTGGGAAATTGCCCCGCTGCGGGCCGCCGAAGGCGTTCTTCGCCAGGCTGCCGAGGTAGTTCGCGCCTCCGGTGAAGAGCTTCCAGATGCCCCAATCCATTGGGTTGCTGAATATCTCGCCGTCGAAACCGAGGGCGTCCATGGCGCCGGAGAGCATGTCCTTCGCGAAGCTCTGTCCATCGGGTCCACTCCCCTTACTTCCCTTGTTGGCAGTGAACTTGCCTCGCTGTGCTTCGCCGAGGTCGTCACGGGCATCCCCTGCTTCGCGACGTGCCTTTGCGGCGTCGTTCTTGGCCTTATCGACCGCGTTCTGGGCCTGCATGACTTCCAGATCAGTTGCAGCCGCTGTGAGTTCCCGCTGCTTGGCTTCGGCTTCCTTGACGCGCAGATCAGCGTCTTTCACCCTCTGATCGGCGTCGGTGACACGCTCCTGCGCTTCCCGGACCTGCTTCGCATCTGGCCGGTAGTAGCCCGCGGTGCCGTCGTCGTCATAACCGGGAGTGGCGGGCATCCGCTGGTAGCCGTAGCCGCTGACTCCACCGCCACCACCTCCAAGACGGCTGTACGCGGCAGACGCAGCGCCACTCTTGGACTGGATCTCCGTCTTGTATGCCTGCCGGCCACCGGAGTAGGCCGCCTCGGCTGAGGCTGCACCGGGCGCCTGCTGGAGCCAAAAGATGTCCTTCCAGATGTCCTTGGATGAGCCTCCGCTACTGCGCTTTTCATCAAGGCGGTTGAAGAACTCCCCGATGTTCTTGTTGGGGTCGTCGCGGCCGACGTAGGAGGTGTCCTGCTGGAACACGCCGTGCCATGCTCCGCCCCCACCAGAGGCTTTCGGGTTCAGGCCGGACTCTTGCATCGCGGTGGACAGCACCGCGACTGCCTCGTCTTGGCTGTACCCGCGACGTGTTGCCTCCCCGAGGATCGCCGAGGCAACGTCATCTGGGCTGGATTCCGGAGTCAGCTGACCGAGGCCCACGGACTGCTGCTGTTGCCGCCCCCCACCCGGCATCTGCCCATAGCTGCCGATCTCGTGCAGGGCGGCCACATGGATGTGGTCCCCGTGCTGCTTCATCGTGGATTCGCCGTAGATGCGGCGTGCAGCTTGGCCTTCGGCGTGTTCGCCGTTGACGTTGTACCAAACCTTCTGCGGGTCATCGAAGATGATCTGTGCGAGCTGGTCACGCATAGACCAGAGCGCATCCAGGTTCCGGCGGGACGGATCAACGTCGATGGCCATGCCCTTGGGGTGGTAGCCGCCGTCTACGCCGTGATCGGTCTTGGCGCTGGTGAGTACCGCGCTCGGGTTTGATTCGCGCAGAGCCCGCAGGATGGACAGGTTTACCGTGCCGCCACCCATCCGGTTGAGCTCATCCTGGGAGACGTTGTTGAAGCCGCCCTGGTCGAACACGCCGAGCATCTGGCCGGTCTTGGCCCAGATGTCGATGGAGCGCTTCCCGCCCCTTATGGGTATGAATGCCTCACCGCCTGTGGATGGTTCGGCCCACTGCACCAGCCCGGCGCCAGCGACTGGTGGCTGGAACATCGCGGTGCGGGGTAGCTTTCCGCCCGCGAACGACGCAACCGAATCCCACACGTCGTAGATGCCGCCCCTGGCTCGGGGGGCGGCAGGCGGCGGCAACATCAGGGTGCTCCAGTCGCCCGGCGGTGGTGAGGAGGCGGGGGCGGGTGCTGTGATGTTCTTCTTGAAGTTGTCCCAATCCTCCTGTGCCTGCTTGGTATCCACGGTGACGGGGACTTCGAGCTTCTTGCCGCCTTGCTTCTGCCGCCACGCGTCGAGGGTCTTCTGGCCCTCTTCGGTGTTGGCGTTCACCTCGAACTTGCCGTCAGGCAGCTCCTTGACCTGGAGGCCGATCTTGGCGAGTTTCTCGGTGACCTCAGGGGCGTTCGAGTCGATGTAGACGGTCGTCTTGTCGTCACCGAGGGATACCTTTGCCTTGCCGAGCTTTTCGGTGAACTTGAGTGCTTCGGCGGTCTGGTTACCGGCCTCATCGAGCTTTTTGTTCAGCTCGTCAGCACCGCTGTTGGCGGCGTCCTTCCACTTCTTTGCCTTCTCGAACAGGCTGTCCGGTCCCGACTGCCAGGCAAAGAAGTCTTGCGCGCGTTTGAAATTCTGCTGTGCCTTGTCGTCGTTTCCGAGGACCTGGTCCCAGACGCCGCGCAGCTGCATCCATGTGCCGGCCACGTCGCCTGCGGCGGCTATGATGTCGCCGACCGCTGTCATCATGTCGGCAGCGAAGATGATGACGTGCCGCCCGGCGTCTACCGCGCCCTCGGCGATGAGCGAGAAGAACTTCACGATGTCGGATTGGTGCTCGCTCACCCAATCGCCTAGACCCCCAAGGGCTTCGTTCGTGAAGTCGAAAACCTCGCTGGAGAGGGGCTGCAAAGCGCCAGCGGCCTTGTTCTTGAGGATCTGCCACTGCTGCGCGAAGTCATCGGTGGCGTCCACGTCTTCCTGGATCGTGGTGCCGGTATGCGACAGCGCCTCATCGAGCTTCTTGACATCGAAGACTCCACGCCGGATTGCATCCACGAACTGCAACCCACCTCGGCCGCCAAATAGCTTGTTACCGAGGTTGATTGCTCCTGCCTCATCGCCTACGTCGATGAGCCGCTGAATCTCGTTGGTCAGAGTGCGCAACGCCTCGGGTCCGCTCTGCCCCTTCTTGGCGAGGGTGCCGAGGCCCTTGGTGAGCGGAGCGATGATCTTCTCCGGCTCCATCCCGGCTTCCTCGAAGACGCCCATCATGGCCGTGGCCTTGCCAAGGTCCATCCCGAGTTGCCGCATGGCCGGGCCGCCCTTTGCAGCCAGCCCAATGAGTTCGTTGACGGGTATCTGTGTGGACTGAGAAGCGTTCTTGAATGAATTGAGAGCAGCTACTTGCTCTTTCGCGTCCTTGAGCGAGTACGCCTTGAAAACCTTGCCCAGCTGACGTACGTCGATGGGTTCTTCGGCGATGCGCGATAGGTTGGCGATATTCGTGGTGACCTCAACGAGACCGTCACCGGTTTGCCCAAGCGCCTTGTTGACTTGAGCGGTCATCGAGCCGATTTCCCCAGTGGTAAGGGGTACTTGGCTCGCGATGTCCATCGTGGCCTGCTTGAGGCCTTCCAACGCCGGGCCAGTCTCACCGGTCTTGAGGCGCAGCCTGTCGAACACCTCGTCGTACGACTCGCCGAGGTCGTACAGCTGCTTCATGGCGGCGGCAGCCCCGGCGCCCAACGCAGCGAGCCCAGCGCCCGCGACGGCGCCCGCCGCCGCGCCGAGAGCCACTGCCCCTGTCTCTGCGGTTCCCAGCGCCGCGCCGAGGCCTGTCGCACCACTGCTCAGCCTGCCCAGCATCGCCCCAAGTACGTTGCCCCCCGCGCCAAGGCGATCAGCGGCAGAGCCCGCTCTGCCTAGCGCACCGCCCAACACATTCACTGCGGCGGCGGATTCGCGGTGTCCGGCCGTGTTGTCCTGTTGGGCCCGACGTTGGTCCCTGAGCGCGCGCGTCAGATTGTCGGCCGCGAGCACCTGCGCGCGGCGGGCGCGTTCGACCGCTTCTTCGGCGGCCTTGCGTTGGCCGGCAGAGGCGCTGGACTTCTTGCGTACGTCCTCCAGCCGGGTCTCGGCTACGACAAGGCGCCCCGCAGCGTCGGCTTCGGCCTTCCGCGCAACCTGTACCTTTTTGGAGGCCGCCTCCACCTTTTTGAGGCCGGACTCGGCTCGCTTGGTGCCCTCATCGAGACCGGATGCGAGCTGCTGCCCCATGACCTTGCCCGAGCGGCCGAAACGCTTTTCGGCCTTGTCGGCGATCTTCTCCACGCCCTCGTCCAGATGAGAGGCCTCCGGCCAGAGTGAGACCAGGACGCGGGCCAGTTCGATGGTTTCGGTCACGGGTCTCCTCTCTTTTCCGGGCCGATCACTCGGCCTTGGGTCGGGGGTGTGCGGGCGTAGTTCTCGGCGCGTAGCCGCTCGAACTCCTCCAAGGTCATCGCGTCGAACGAATCGATGCGCCTTGGGTTTTGCTTCTGTACGGGCGGCTCTTCGGGTACGCCGGGGCGGGGCATCCGACGCTGGACTTCGATGAGCCCTTCGTTCTGCTCCATCTGGGTAGCGATGAGGTGGGCTTCCTTCGTCCACCCGCCGACTGCCAGAAACACAGAGCTATTCGCCGGGGGCGCAAGAACTATCGAGGCGAACTCATCCAGCGAGAGGTCTGTTCCGATGTCCTTGGCGCGGAATCCCAGGGCTAGAAGGTCGCGCTGAACCGCGTGCCAGTGATCACCGAACACACGGGTCAGCGCACCTATTTTTCCGCTGAGAGATTCGCCTCGGCGAACCAACCATCAAGGAACACGCGGAACTCCTCCGGCGGCAGTTCAACGACGTTCCGCTGGATGGATTTCGGCACGTCGGCGTGATCCATCCAGATGAAAGGTTGGAAACGGGGCGCGGCGTTGTAGAGCTCCCACCAGAACACGTTGTCCGGCGGTGCGATAGCTGTGATCTTCGGGAAGAGGATCACAACCCCTGCGGCGCTGGTGTATTCGTACAGCGGCGTCCCATCCGGGTACGGCGAGACCGTCTTCGGCTTCGGCGGGACAGCCCCCGCCGGAGCGGGGGCGTCCTCACCTGCGGCCGTAGCGGCGGCCTTGCGCGGCGCTGCCTTCTTGGCGGGCGCCTTGCGTGCGGTGCTCAAATGGTCACCACGCCGTCGTTCCAGTACTGGTAGCCGTGGTTCCCGTCAGTGTCGGGGAACGGCTTGAGCGTGCACTCGTAAGCGGCCAGCTCGGAGTGGACCCACTTGAGCGGGCCAACCGAGGTGATACGACCGATCGGGATGACCAGCCGCATCGAGATCAGGTTGTAGAACCCTTCGATCAGCCACGCTCCGGTGTCGAGGAGCTTCGAGTTCAGCTTCGCCGCGATCTCAGCACCACTCGTGGTGCTGGCCGGGGTCACGGTGACGTTGCCGCTTCCGTGCACAGCCTTCTGCACGTCAGCGTTCATCACCTGGAGCAGCTTGAACTTCAACTCCAGGCCGTACTTCTCCTGGAGCACGGCGACCAGGTCGCCGCCCCAGTTGTTCTCTTCCTTGTTGGAGCGGTCCTCGGTGCGCTCAACACCGTCCACGCCAACATGTCCGAGGTTCTTGAACGCTGCGTCAGGCGCACCGATTGCCGTGGTGGGCAAGGTGGTTCCAACCGCAGCGCGCAGGATGCCGCCGGTAACTCGCGGAGACGGGGCGGCCAGCTCCAGCACATTGTTGAGAGCCATGCGGGCTTTCCTCTCGTGATATGCGAAAGGCCGCCCCGGTTGGGACGGCCTCGTTTTCTCCCGCGCGAGGGCGGTGAGTTAGGGGGTGATCGGCGAGCCGAGGGGCTTGCCGGTGACGATCCAGGTCGCTTGGGACCGGTAACGCGCCATGTTCGGTACGTCAGGATCGGGGGTTCGGTGCGTGAGTACGTCGGCGACCGCGTGACTGATGAACCAGCCATTTACCGTCTCGCCAGAGGCAGCTCCGAGTAGGGCCGTTGCCGTGATGGAGGTGTCGGCGGCGGCGTCTTCGTCAGCGTTGTAGCTGTGCAGGATCGTGTGGAGTCGAAACTCCAGCGGGTTGATCTGTCCCCCACCGCCAAACTCAGTGCGCAGGAAAGGTGCTGGCTTCGTGCGGTTCGGGGGCGTCGGCGGCAACTTGGTCCCCACCGCTACGGTGACTTCCGCGCGGCCACTGAGGTAGATGCCTGCGACCTTTTCCAAGTCGGGGTGAAGCATCGGTGGGTACAGGCCCACTTACTTGCCCCTTATCTGGTTTACGGCCTTCATCAGGGTGGAGTTCTTGGCATCGTCAGCGCGGGCTTCTGCTGTTTCCGGCTCCACGAATGCCCTCGGGCGCTGCGTGTTCGAGCGCTTTTGCATCGTGACCTTGTATCCGGGACCGCACGCGTCGGCCAGCTCCTCGGCCTTCTTCTTCACGTATTCCGCGTGGAGGTGCCGGATGCGCCGGTAGCCGCGCATGTTGTAGATGATCTTCGCCATGTCAGCCAACCCGCCTGAGCTGGATCTCCCCGCCAAACAGCTTGTTGTACTTGGCCCATGGCCCATTTCGCCAGTCACCATCTACGCCCGGCCCGACGACCTCGAACCGGCGGCCCGCGATATCTACTTCGTCCTGGTTGAAGTACTGCTCAGGCTTTCGCACGAGCATCGTCACCTCTGAGACGTACCGCGCCACGGTGTCGGCGGAGATCGGCTCTTGGGAGTACTTCCGGTAGAACGCGATTGCTTTCCGCATGACCGGGTCCTCGGATACCTCGCCGACCGCGTTGCCGTGGCTATCGACGGCTGCCGGTACCGCCGGGGTGAATGCGTAGTACGGGATGCTGTGGGGTTCAGGGAAGATCATCCGACGACCTGAATCCGATACCCAGCCAGCCGGTCTACTTGGTGGCTGGTGAGCGCGAGTCCAATCCCGGCGCCGAACTTGATTTGGAAAGGTCCGCCCTTGACCTCGCTCGCCGCCGACGCGGGCAATTCGATTGCCTTGGCGGCCAACTCCAGGATCACGGCCTTCACGTCCATGGGTACGTCCTCATACCCGTGGGTGAATGTGACCTGTGCGGGCCGGTTGGCCGGGTACCCGTACACCGGCCAGTAGTAGCGGCGGGGCCACGTCACCGTGTTCCGGTTGATGAACCCCGCCGCGTCCCACTCGTATTCAGTTGTTTCGAGCTCCCGGTCCTCCACGATGACCTTTTCCACGTCGGTGACGTGAAGGGAGGGCAGCATGATGACGCCCATTTGGCCTACGGCGCAGCGGAGATCGACCACCCGCTCGGATGGCGCGATGTGCCATCCGCAGTACTTGCGAACACCGGCCTCGGCGCAGCGGAGAAAGAACTCCGGGTCGCCGTCGTTGAACTTATTGAGGTCGGCGAGTTCGACAAGGTTCCCGGCCATTTAGGCGCCCGCGTCTCCGGTGTTGTTGCCGGGCTTGGCCGGTGCCGCTGCCTTGGCGGGGGCGGCCTTCTCGGGCTTGGGCGCGGAGGCGGTGGCAGGAGTGGGCGGAACTGTCTTCTCGGGTGCTGTCGGCTCAGTCTTCTTTTCGAGCTCGGGCGCGGGGTCCTTGTCGCTTGAGGCGTCAGCCCAGTCGGCGATCTTCTCGTCCACCGAGGCGGTGTCTTCCCCGACCGTTACCAGCAGCGCACGGCGTGCCTTGAGCGCGGCGATGGTGTCCTTGGCGAAGTCTCGCTTCTCGTTCTTGGCCATCAGGTTTCTCCTCAGATCGGTTGGCCTGGCGGCCCCGCCCCGCCGGGGGTCACCCAGCAGGGCGGGGGCCAGGGAACGGTCAGAACGTCGGGGCGGTCAGACCCGAGATCTCGACCACGGACTGCGCGTAGCGCTCAGCGGTGAAGGCCAGGTAGCCGTACACCTGGAGAGTCACCGTGAGGTTCTTGCCGCCGACCTCGTTGAGGACGCGAGTACGGATACCCGACTCGAACAGCAGCAGGTCGTTCGCCCGAACCACGTACACCAGGTCCTCGTTGGTACCGGTGCCGTAGGCAGTGCCGATGTTGGGGTCGGTCACCACGGGGAGGCCCTGCAGTTCGCCGACAACCTGCTGCGACGCGACCGCGTCCAGGGTGGCGACGTTGTTCAGGCTGCGACCGGCGGGCAGAACCAGCGGGCGCAGATCGCCGTCCAGCTGACCGGTCAGCCAACCCCAGCGACGCGGGTGCATCACGATGTGCGTCGGGGGCAGGTAGCGGGAGCTGTGCACCCGCTGGATACCGTCCGCGATAGCCGCGTAGAACGACTGGAGCGTCAGAGCGGTGATCGCGATGGACTGGATGCCAGGGGTGTTGTGGACACCCTTGACCTGACCTGCCGCATTGCTGCCGGCCAACACCTGGAGGTCAACCTTGGTGCCGTAGTCGGCGATGAGGTCCTGGAACACGACCTCGTCAAAGTTGATGGGCGACTGGTCAAGCAGCTGGATAGCGACATCCTGCGAACCGGCGGCAGTCTTCACGTCCGCCCGGATGGAGCTGTCCTGGAGATCCTGCTCGGCCACGGCGGCGTTGTCGGCCGTCTGCATCCCGACGAGCGTTCCCCGCGTCACCTTGGGGATGTTGATGCTGTCGGTGCCAGCCGGGAGCGGCTGCTGCTGAACCAGGTTGGCGAAAGCACGCCCGGCGCGGGCGAGTTCGATGTACTGGCTCACCAGGTGGATGGGCGGCACGAAGTACCCGCCGTTGCCGTCCACGCGGTCCAGGTCGCGGTACTCCTGGCCCTGAACGTCAACGGCGTGGCGCCGGAGCCGTTCGGTGGCCTGGCCGTCCTGGTCCATGTTCAGGGACCGGCGGAGCAGATCCTTGAAGTACGAGCGGCCATTGCCCTTCTCGTAGGCGGCGGCTTCCTTCACGGACTCCACGCGAGAGATGGCCTTGCGGACCTTCGTCGCGTTCTCGTTGAGGCGGCCGGAGCGCTCGATTTCCTCGGACAGCTCCTTGATTCGCTCGTCCAGGCCCTCGCACTCGGTCTGCTTCTTGGCGATTTCCGCGCTCTTGACCCGGAACTCGGTGTCTTCCTCGGTGGTGAGGTCTTCGCGGGCCTCTTCCTTGACGAGGTCGGTGATGGCGGATCGCTCAGCCATCAGCTTCTCCAGCTCGTCGCCTGCCTTTGCACGCAGCGCGATGAGCCGCTTGAGACGTTCCTCCATGGGAGCGTCCCTCCTTTCGGATTGTCCCCAAATTGGTTGGGGTGGTTCGGATATGGATTGGCGGCCCGAGCTGGGCACCAGCGGCCACCGAGCGGGTGGCGGCTGTTCGACCCGCGCACGAAAAAAG